ATGCAGGTAAAACTTACCTAACAGGTGAACGTGGTCCCGAATTAATCACAGCAGGAACCAAGTCAACAGTTACAGCAAACCAGGATCTACAGAAAACATTTGACACATCCGCATTGGAGACCAAGATGGCCACTATGACCACTGAACTCAACAACGCCAACAAGGCACTTGCGAATATGGTAAACGGCGTAAATACGCTTGTAGCAGTTGAATCGAGGGCCTTGAAAGCAGTAGAAAGAACTGCCCGTAAAGATCCTAACCAAATTGGTATAGTTTAAGGTTGCAGATTTGACAGAAAGATTGTAATATAAAGTATGGCTTGGAAAAAATATTTTAAAGACGCAAACATGTCTCCCATTAGTGGAGAGAAGGTACCCAATTTCGCAAAAAGGAATTACAGTTCATATCTTCCGGATGTGTACACCGGACACCCCAACAGGATACAAAGATACTTCCAGTATGACCAGATGGATTCCGACTCGGAGATCAACGCGGCGCTGGACATACTAGCAGAATTTTCAACACAAAAGAACACAGAGAACGAGACACCGTTCGATCTTGTGTTCAAGGATGAGACCACAGAACACGAAGTAAAACTTTTAAAGAAGGCCCTGCAACAATGGACCAAATCCAATAAACTTAACAAAAGAATTTTTAGAATTTTTAGGAACGCACTGAAATACGGTGACTGCTTCTTTGTGAGGGATCCAGAGAACATGAAATGGTTGTACGTGGACAACGCCAAGGTAGACAGAGTCATCGTTAACGAATCAGAAGGTAAAAAACCTGAACAGTATGTAATCAGAGATATCAATCCAAACCTACAGAGATTATCAGCAACACAGATCACACCTAACCAAACATACGGTGGCGGCGGAACAACAGGCGGTGGTACCGCGGCATACGGTTCAAGTTACGCAAACGCAGGTGCTACAACTAATATGTCAGGTTTCGCGGGCGGAAACGCAGGTGGAAGATTTTACAGAACCATGAATGCCTACAACATCAACGCGGAACACGTGGTGCACATGAGCATGAGTGACGGAATGGACAACTTATTCCCATTTGGACAGTCGGTACTGGAACAGGTTTTCAAAGTTTACAAACAGAAAGAATTATTAGAAGACGCAATCATAATTTACAGGGTACAGAGAGCACCTGAGAGAAGAGTGTTCTATATTGATGTGGGTAACATGCCCACACACTTGGCGATGCAGTTCGTTGAGAGGGTGAAAAACGAGATCAACCAGAGAAGAATTCCAAGCACATCGGGTGGTGCAAACCATATTGACGCAACTTACAATCCAATGAGTATTAATGAAGACTACTTCTTTCCGCAAACGGCAGAAGGTAGGGGATCTAAAGTGGACACACTACCGGGCGGTACTAACCTAGGTGAGATAGATGACCTAAGATTCTTCACCAACAAACTGTTCAGAGGTCTGAGAATTCCAAGTTCTTATCTGCCAACCGGACCCGATGACTCACAACAACAGTACAATGACGGTAGGGTTGGCACTGCATACATCCAAGAATTGAGATTCAACAAGTATTGTTCACGGTTACAGTCAATGCTTAATCCAACATTTGACGAAGAGTTTAAATTATGGATCAAATCAAAAGGTTATAACATCGATAATGGCATGTTTGAACTTAAATTGAATCCACCACAGAACTTTGCACAGTACAGACAGACCGAAATGGACCAAGCACGTATCCAATCGTTCACACAGATTGCAGAATTGCCTTACATGAGTAAAAGATTTGCTCTAAAACGTTTCTTGGGTCTTAGTGAGGAAGAAATGGCAAGGAACGCCGAGTTATGGGCAGAGGAAAACAATGTGCCACAAGGTAAGAAAAGCAAAGCAAACCAGTTACGTGGCGCAGGAGTCACCCAGGCCGGTATTTCAAGTGATTTAGATCAGTTTGAGGAACCAACAGCGGACCCAGAAGCACCGTCACCAGAAGCACCAGGCACAGGCGCACCGGGTCAAACGCCGGGCGGTGGTGGCACAGTACCAGGCGGAACCGGCGGAGGAGGAGCCGTTTAAGGTTAAATACTGACATGAAACTGTTTGAATTCTTCACATACACAGCAGATGGCTTCGAGCAAGACAAAAACTACGAGCCAAACAACGATATTTCTATCTTAGATCAAACTGACACAAGAAAAACACGTTTAACTTTAAAAGACATTAACGAAATGCGATTGGCCTCTGAAGAACATGAGGCACAACAGAAAGAAGAAGCGGTATTCGTCCAAAAGATGTACGGACAACCTGCCCAGGACGATAACTTAGAGTTATAATGTCACAAACAGCATTCGTATTAGGTAACGGTGAATCACGTAATGGCATAAAAATTGCCAATCTACAACAGCACGGAAAGGTTTATGCCTGCAACGGCGTGTATAGAACAGAACGACCTGACTACCTAGTGGCTGTCGATCCAAAAATGATACTGGAAATAGCAGAAGGTGATTACATGATTAATAATAAAGTATGTTCAAACTTCAATGCACAGTATAACAAAAACCAAAAAATACTGGATCATGTTCAATGGTTCAAACCCAGCCTGGGTTGGTCAAGTGGTCCCACAGCATTGAGGATGGCTTGTGACCACGGCAACAAAGAAATTTATATACTGGGTTTTGACTATCAAGGACATCAAGACGGCAAAAGATTCAAATTAAACAACATATTTGGCGACACTAGGAATTACAAAAAGAAAACTGACGAGGCCACGTTCTATGGCAACTGGATGAACCAGACCAAACGTGTGTTACAGGATTTCAAGGACATACAGTTTTATCGAGTAATACCCAAAGGATGGTTCCAACCCAAGGATCTTGAATGGGCCGGCAACATAAAACACATATATATACAGGATTTCTTATCAAAATTTAGCCTCCAGTCAAAAATCTAGCCAAAAAACCCCTTTTGTGCCATTTATATCGTTATTTTTGCCTTTTTGTAGTAAATAGTAACGCTTATAAGTACAAATCGAACGTTTTGAAAAGGAGCACGTGTAATGACAAATAAGTTTGAACAATTACTAGATCATTTAATCAACGAAGAACAGGACAAAGCGGAAGCATTATTCCACGAAATCGTTGTTGAAAAATCTAGAGACATATATGAGAATTTAGCAGACGAAACTACAACTGCTGAATCTAAAGAAGACACAAAAGAAGAGTCTAAAGATGAAGTAAAAGAAACCGAGTCTACTGAAGAAAAAGCAGAAGACAAAGTTGAAGAGACTTCAGAAGAGTCTAATGAAGACGAAAAAGTTGACGAAGTTGTTGAAATCGAAGACGAAGCAACGGAAGCCGAACAAACAGAAGAAGAGTCTATTGAAGAAGTTGGTGGCGACGCTACTGACGAATTAGTCAAAGACATCAGTGCCGACGAAGAAGGCGAAGGCGAGAAAGCGGCCGACGATATGGCGGCTGACATGGATGCTGACTCTGACAATGGCGAAGAAAACGGTGAAATCGAAGACAGAGTAGTTGATTTAGAAGACGCTTTAGACGATCTTAAAGCAGAATTTGAAGCAATGATGGGCAACAAAGACAGTGACGACGAAGAAAAAGACGAAACTGTTTCTATGCCAACAGAAACTCCAGCAGAAATGCCATTGGAAAGCAAAGAAGACACTAAAGAAACTGTAAAAGAATACAAAATACAGAAGAGTGCCGACAATGCCGACCATGCCGACAAAGGCGCAAAATCACCAGTTAACACAAAAGTTAAAAGTGCGGGTGGTTCAACTGCAAATATACTGAAAGGTGGCGCCGAAGAAAAAGGTAGACCGGCACCCACTGCTCAGAAAATGAGTGATTTTGAGAATACAGGCGGAAAAGACAAGGCCACTTCATTCAAAAAAAATGAAAAGGCTGACACTGCCGACCATTCAGATAAATCAGCAAAAAGTCCAGTTGCTTCCAAGTAATTGAACTTTTTAAAAGGAGTTTGGAATGTCACTATATCTTAGAGAACATCTAACCTACGATCAGGCCAGGGTACAGATTCTTCACGAAGGTGAGAACGGTAAAGATTTGTACATGAAGGGAATCTGTATACAGGGCGGAATTAAGAACGCTAACCAAAGGGTTTACCCCGTAAACGAAATTGGAAAAGCGGTGAAAACACTTAATGATCAGATCAGTTCAGGTTACAGTGTGCTAGGTGAAGTGGATCATCCAGACGATTTAAAGATTAATTTGGACCGAGTATCCCACATGATTACTGAAATGTGGATGGACGGTCCAAATGGATACGGCAAACTTAAGATTTTGCCAACACCAATGGGTCAACTTGTCCAAACCATGTTGGAATCGGGTGTGAAATTAGGCGTTTCAAGTAGAGGTTCTGGTAACATGAACGAATACGGAAGCGGTGAAGTTTCAGATTTCGAGATCATCACAGTTGATGTTGTGGCCCAACCTTCGGCACCGGGTGCTTACCCAACACCAATTTACGAACACCTAATGAACACCAAGGGTGGTAATATGGCAAAGGGTCTGGCGGCTGAAGTGCGAAATGACAAAAAAGCACAAAAGTTCCTGAAAGAGGCACTTGTAAACATAATAAAGGACCTGAAATAAAATGATAGACGCAATATCAAAATTAGTAGAGTCTGGAGCAATCTCGGAAGATGTAAGAAACAGCATCCAAGAGGCTTGGGACTTGAAAATCAAAGAAAACAAAGAAGTTGTAGGCGCTGAGTTAAGAGAAGAGTTTGCTAAAAGATACGAACACGA